TAATTGATTGACATAATAGCTTAAAATTCTTGGTATAGTTTTCAGCAAGTACTTGCTTAAACTTTCCTGTAGCTATTGTTTCATTTAATATATATTTCATGTGTTATACCCCTGTTGTCTTTTCAAGATGTCCATAGCTGTAGCTATCTTATGTGACTTATTGTCAAAATTTGCATCTTTTAATTTCATTGCTATTTTTTCCAACTCAATCTTAAGAGCTGGAGTTAATTTAAAATTGTCTTTAAGCACATATTGCTTAAAGTCTAAAATCTTTTCTTGGCCTGGAGTTTCTTTTTGATAACTTTTAGTTAACTTATTTGAACCTTCTTCTCCTGCCATAGTTTCTAATGTTTCGTCTAGCTTCTCTATAGATTCTAACCAACATCTTTTCCTAACAGTCCCAAAGTCTACCAATACGTAGTTGGAACCACACATTTGAATCTTGCCTACTTCATCAGATTCTTTTACTACGACCTGATCTCCTTCTTTAAATAGATTACCTTCTATATAATCTTCTCTTAGATCAGAAACCTTTTCTAATTGTACATGCTGTCGATAATTCTTGTCTTCTTTTAGACCCATTCCAGATCTAACAGCATTAAATAAATCTTTTACATCTTTAAATCCATCTGGCATTCCCTTAGAGAATAACTTAAGATCATTACCAGAAGCAGCAGATCTTAATTTAGAAGCACTCATACCAGCTGCACCTTCTGCGTCCGGGTCGCGTGCGCCTGCGCTAACAACTTTCAAAACCTTAAAATTATAAAATCCATGTCGCCCTTTTACATTATTATATTTATTCAAAAGAGCATTAAATTCAGCTAATCTATCCTCACCAACTACCATTGTACATTCTACAAATCCCTGATCATACAAGGTTGTTACTACATCGAATGCAGTTCTCATTCCTTTATCAGCCATTATATTCCTGGCATGCTTAGGAAACATCTTTCTAAGAAACTTAACCTTTATTTTAAAATCTAAAGGATTCTTTTTCTTATCCTGTGTATGAGATGGATATATTCTATATGCATCTTTACCAGCTACTTTTTTTACTTTATCAAATAGTACTTCATGCCCACTTGTTGGAGGATTAAATCTTCCAAATGCAAATGTAACGCCTTTGGTAGCTTCTGTTAAATAATCCCTAAAGGATGTAAATTTTTTAGTCATAATATTAGTTCGATGCCCTTAATTTTTTGAGTCTTTCTCTATCTGCCATTTTAACCTTAGGCAATAATTTTTTACTAATTCTAAGGATTGCTCCTTGTTTCTTAGCTACCCTCTTTTCTAATTCCTGTCTACCTGCAAAGGAAAGATCAGATTTCTTTTTATCCTTTAGAAGTTTGGCTATTATAATGTCGCGCGCTTTGCGACGGGCTGTGGTTTTAAGCTTATCGGGGGATTTGAGTTTCTTTGCTGCTCTTTTACGTCCGATAGCTATTTTAGCCTTATTCTTTCGCATCGAAGCTTTCATCTTCATACGTGTAGCCATTGTAACAGCTTCGTGTGTAGAATTAAACTCTCTAAATGTTTGCATTTATCCTTGGTCCCATCTTAGCCTGGATTATCCCAGCCTTTTATAATATCGGTACTGAAATTGTTAGTAGAAAATTCTAATCTATCTACTAGCTTAACAGCTCCACCTTCCATACGATCTATGGCGACAAAACCTTCATGGTTGGTCACCTTAAACCCGGATTTAGTTTTTACAAAAGTCCCAACATTGTTGAGACTGTTTAATCTATTTATAATAATTAATTTCGCATCGACTACATAATTCTGCAAATCGAATACTAATTGTAAGTTATTTTGATTCTTTTTATTAAAAAAGGCCATTAAAGCTGATTTCTTTGCCTCAACCCCAGCTTTACCCTTATCTGATTTTAATTTATCAGAAGCTTTTGCATATCTTTCTTCTACGAATTTAATTAATCCAGCTGTATGTGCTTTAGTATTTGTTATACGCACACCTTCTCTAACCTTTGTATTATTGTAAATATTAATAACTAGGTTTAATTCTTTATTTGATTCTATTTCTTTTAGTACACCTGAACTAATTTTTTGGAATATTTTACCAGCATTAGATAATGATGATGTAACTTCCTTAGTTGTTTTAGCATCCATAAGAACATTTTTTATTCCTGGGAGAGTAGCATCTTGCATCCATATGTTAGAGGATTTTTTAAGATTCTTAGTTATCTCTCCTCCAAAGGAAGCTTTCATACTTTCAAAGTTAGCCCCTTTATAAGAGGTATGCCAAACAATACCTATCTTAGATTTGGCTATTTGTTTAGCTAGTGGAGTTTTTATAGGGATCGCATAAGCAATAGTGTTAGGATGGAATGTCAAATATTTTTGTCCATCTATTTTCTGTTGTTTAAGATCTCCTCTATCATACATAAAATCCCCTTGTATAACACCAGTTATACCTAGATCTTTTAGGTTATCAAAAGCTAAGATTAGTTTCTTAGCTAAATCTCCTGAAGTATCATCCTCGATATCTTGATGGGATTTATATACTTTAGGATTCTTTGCAAAAATACCCTTCTTGGCTACAAAAAATTGGCCATCAGTAGGATCTATTCCTGCGAATACGGCGGGAGCACCGTCCCATTTAACAGTAACATCGACTGCAGTGGGTGATTCTCCAGCAAGCATGTCTCTTAGTGATCTGAGCGCGTTTATTGCTTGTCTGGCTCCCTTGACTCCACCATCTAGAACCAAATCCTCTATATGTGTCATATGAGTATTTTTTGATTCAGTTAGATGATTATGTGATTTAAATGATTTCATTTATTTTTACCTGTAATGTATTATATCCTTTTATCAAGCGGTGGTAAACCCCTTTAGGAATAAATACCTTTTTTACATCGTTTAGTAGCATGGGTAGGCAATTTTCTATTTGTAATTGCCAACCATCACCTTCTAATATTTCCACATATCGATCATTATGATCTCTATGCCATACATATTCTGTATCAGGAACTTCTGTAGTAAAAGTCCTAATCATTCCTTCATCTATGTAAGCTCTACCAGAAATAATTTCCACCACCTTTTAATCCTAATTGGGCCGCGTATCTAGGTAGATTGCACGACCAATATCCTGGAGTAAGTTTATCTTTTTTAGCTGGACAATTATGTCTGTCACTAAAAGCTTTAGCTCTATCCTTATCATTAATCTTTACATCATCGTCTGCGCCTATTATGTTTCCAAAGTTAATCTTTTTAACCTTGTCTCCATTTTTAACATATACAACGAATTTTTTAGGTCCATCGCTTCTCTTAGGTGAATTGAGCTCAACGTTACTTCCTTGATATTCTGCTTCAACCATTGGTTGTTCTAAAGGAACGTGTTTCCCTTCATATAAACCAAAACCTTTATTAAACTCTTCGAATGTTTTCATTTTTTTCCATACTTTTCTTTATCGCCAGGGATTCTAAATTTCATTAGTGGTCTACCATTAATAGATATATCACCCTTATCGTTCCTAGCTATGGTTTTTACTACGATTGGTTTGTTTTTAAATTTCCCACCTAATACAGTATCACCTACATTAATTTTAACTTTAATATCATCTTTTATAAATGTTGCAAAAGTCTTCATTATTTACCAACCTTAATATATGTACTAGAATCTAATAAATCAGACCCAGCATAGTTAACGAAATTGGTTATTATCGCATCAGTTGTCTTACCAGTATGTTTAACAAGTATTGATCCTAAAGTTAAAGCTGCATATTTAGCTGATATCCAACGCCAATCTTTTTTAGCTAATTCTTTTTCAAATTCTTTTTGATCAGCACTAGGATATATAACCTGATATTTTGTAAATATATCTTTTAAAGCTTTCTTATTTTTCTTTTCAATTGCTTTTGCCATCTTAGCAATACCTGCAGTATGCGGTGGCATTTTTATTCCGGTTTCCCTTTTTACAAATTCTTGCATGATACCCCAACCAAGTCCACCGCCCCTGGCTTTCTTACCTTTGATTTCTGCTTTGGTAGATTTGCCCGGGGAACCATCTTTGAAGTTTAATATTCCACTATCATATACTATCTCCATTCCTTTTGAGGACCAAAAATCCCCACGGTTTGATTCTAATTTAATTTCTTTTAATTTGTGTATCGGGGATTCTGGAGGGATGTGATAGTTATATACCTTATTATAAGGAGGATATTTTTTAATAGGTCCTTTGAGCGAGATAGCAACCAACCTTTTTTGTTCGAAAAGATTCATAATAGAAGAATTAAAACCCCCAACTGAAGTAGTATCTAATTCATCTTTAAGTTTTAAACCTTTCTCTACTGCCCATACATCTCCTGGATTCCACTTATCATCCTTTAAAGGTTTAAATCCGTTGTTCTTATAAGCCTGGTTTTTAAGAAGATACACCATATTCATGTCCGCACCCTCGCGCGAGATCACATGATCTTTTTTAGCATATCCATTATCTACTATCCATTTAGCATTATTATAGGAAGAAAGCCACCATTCTTCAGGGGTTTCTAGTATGGTATCAGTATTAGCCGATAGATTTTTTGATCCATTATCTTTATATGCTTTAGCTATACGTTTTGAATCAAAGTGTTCTATATCATAGTTAGAACCATCATCAAGCATAGCTTTTATCATACAAGCATTATGGCATTCGTTTCTTGCAGTATCTTTTGTTCCAGAACCTGCACCACCAACACCACCGCCAAATATTTTAGATTTTTTAAGATCATTTGATTTGATCTCTTCTCCAGACTTGTCTGTTAGCGGAAATCCACCTTTACCGTAATGATCTTTATTTTTTTTAAAGTTTGCGCAATGAGCTAATGCATCATCTATATATTCATTACCTACAGTAAATGTTCCACCCTTTACTAGTTCTAAAGGTTTTTTACTCTTTATTATCCTTACAAGAATGTCGATTCTTTGTTCTTTTGTTGCGCTATTTGGATCCGCTAGGACAGCGGGGGATAATTTTGCTTCTGTAAGGTGTGATGAATTAAAAGATTTAAAACGCATTAACAAATTCCCATATAATTAAAAGTTATACGTCTATTTATGCATTCTTATTTTTTGTTTTTTGAATCTCTTCCCAAAAAGGGTTAGGTCTAATATTTCCCTCAACGTCAAGGGAAATTATCTTTTGTTCTGTAAGTTTTAGAAGACATAGCTCAGCGCCAGTTTTTATACCTACCTGGTGCATATGATATCCAAAGCCAACACCAAAAAGTGTTATTATAATTATTTGCCAAGTTTCCATATTTTATATTCCAGTTGCCATTCACCAAGTTGTGGTTTGAATGTGGATTTAAATTCTACTCTGTGTTTTGGACTAGTTCTTCTTAACGAATCAGATATTTCTCTCATTCGATGAGGAAGTAACTTATCATCTTCAAGGAATTCATAGGCAGTATAGCTCATTAAAAATCACCATCGGCTACTTGTAAAACCCTAAGACCTAGGTCTCTCCACATTCTAACAACCCTATCTCGGTCATCTAAGACAAACTCAATGTCATATTGTTCCGAAATGTTTTGATCAAAGATCTCGTGCTTAACAATATTGTCTGGTCTAAAGTCCTTAAACTTTCTCATGAAAAGTTCATCAAACTCCACATCATTTGCGATAAGCCAGTTAATAGTTTCTTCTCTGCAATGATCCATTCTACCTGATACGATAATAATATGGTATCCTCTGAATTCATACATTTGCACAATCTGAATAATTTCGGGTATAGGAAGATCAACTCCTACCTGTGCATAATCATGGTGTTCTCTTAATTGATTTCCATCTGCATCATAATGAGTTGCGATGGTTCCATCGATATCAACAATTATTGCCTTTCTAGATTCTCTGATTTCTTTTCGGCTTTGTCTGTTCATAATATATTTCCTTTGTTTCAACTGGAAGGGAGGCCTTTTCATTCCTCCCTGGATGTTAGGTCATCAACCTTTAGAGTTTTAGTAGTACTCTAAATACCTGGTCTATTGCTAAACGATATTAACTGCTTGAAGTCCTTTCGGGCCTTCTTCAACATCGAATGCTACAACTTGATTTTCCTCAAGTGCTGCATATCCTTCGGTTTTAATACCGGAGAAATGTGCAAATACATCGGCACCACCTTCATCGGGTGTTATAAACCCAAATCCTTTTGTAGTGTCAAACCATTTTACTTTTCCTGTTACCATTTCTTTCTTTCTCTTACTTATGAAGTGTTACCTTCGGTTAATGTTCAAAGGTACTTCCTTCGTTCTCACCTGGATGGGAGGCCTTTTCATTCCTCCCGTGGATGTTCGGTCATCAACCCCGTAACGCTTTAGTAGGTCCGAACGGTGACCTTAAGGAGCTATTCCTTTATAAATTTCCTACGAGCTTTACTAAAAGCTTTTATAGGACTTTTAAATTTAATAACTTTGCTTGTACCTTCTTTAATATAAGATATTAAATGGCCATATTTATTTAAGTGATATGTGTGAGCTGGAACATTATATTCTACCTCGTCCCATTTAGTAATCTCGGTAATAGTTTCGATAATATCGAAATTTGGTTTAAATTGTTTTATCATACGTCTATTATACCACACTTTTGGTCATTTGTAAACCTTTTTTATTAATCATTTCTATCTCCAGTACCCCAATCAATCACAACCGGGAAGCGGGGAATTCCATCTGGAGTTTTTTCGAAGTATCTAACTGTAACCCAGTTAGGTTTAATAGGATTATTGAGTAATTCTTTTAGTGTTGCAAAGTTACCTCTAACACCACTTTTGAATTCTCTACCATCGCCTAATTCTAGTCTAAAGTGCTTAGCATATCCAGCCCAGTTACCTAGACCTTCCATTACTTCTACCACGTTAAATTCTTCGGTTATAAATTCTTTTCTTTTAAGAAGATTCTTACTTCTTTTATTTTCATAAGGCATATCGTTTCTAACCATTTGACCCTCATAACCATCTTCGGTATATTTAGAGTATAGTTCATCTAATGATTCTTGATCTTCACAGTATGATGTTGGTACAACTCTTGAAAATTTAGGTGCTCTATCTATTAAGACCCTTTCTATAAATTCTGCTCTTGATGAAAATGTCCATGATGCATCCATATCATCAATGCAATCATATACGTGATATTGAACTAATTTATGACACTCTTCTTTTTCTAGGCTAGAAGGTTTAACCTTTCTAACTAAACTAGTAATCTTATTAAAATCATCTTTTAAATCATGATTATAAAGTTCACCATCTAATATAACTCCTGGATAAATTCTAAAGAACTTTTCCAATTCACCATGAATATGATTACAGGTAGTAATTTCTTTTCCTGCGCGGGTGTATAATCCATCTTTTCTTGCAATACATCTAATACCATCTAACTTAGGTTGGCTATAACCAGAAGGTTGTGGTAACTTAGTATAATCGCGAGCTAACTGAGGTTTAAATTTATCATAAGAATCTATTTGAGATATATTCTCGAAGTATTCTTTATCTAAATTGATATCCCATTTGGCTTGAGCTTCTTTATGAGCTTGTTCAAAAGATGTTGTAGCATTTTTCTTGCCGAAGTTTTTACCGAAAGATTCATTCCATCCACTTTCGACTAACTTGCCATCTTTGATCCCTGAAACTGTTCTAGTACCAGGAGCGATTGGACCCATATATTGCATGGTCCATTCACGGATATTTTTATTCGAATCTCTTTTGTAGAGTGTAGGTAAGCTATAAATCATCTTACCACCCCGATGTCCAATGGACATATTGTTCATCACAATCTGACTCACCGCAAATGCATGATTCATCTTGTTCTTCTAGATCTGATAATTCTCTAGGGTTTATAACCCCATATTTTTCAAGGTTATAAACATCTTGCGCGGTATATTTACCATCTGACTGATCAGCCAATACTTGATAATATTCGGCTGAAGCTACTGTATTTGATACCTTACTCATTTGATTCTCCTTCTACGATTTTTGATCCACCTCTTAATAACCCGGTGAATTCCGCTGGGGCTCTTTCGCCACCTGCTGAATAACCAGATATGTAGTGAGGACCAGTCCAAGCGACTGAATAGTATTCAAAGATATTTCCTCTAGCTTTATTAGTAGCTGGACCTTTCCAACTTTTTGCTTTTAAGATATCACCAACTTTAAAATCTGGGTTACCTTTATTAATAAAGCCCCAAACTGAATTTCCAGTTTCGATTCTGATGTACTTAGTACCTCTATCGAATACGTTTAATTCATTTCTGAATTTTTCTATGTTGATTTCTGGGTCTGTTGAGTACCCGTTAGCTTCGAAAGACCTTCTAGTGAAGGTCGCGTAATCTGAGACGATTGCCTCGATTAGTGTTTTTATTTGATTTTCCATTTAACTCCTTACAGTTTTATTTATTTAATATGTCTATTATACCACAAAACGGAGCGTTTGTAAACCTTTTTTTTCAATTATTTTCAATTATTTTGAAATGATGAGACATAGCTTGTCACATGGCCCCTAAAAAGGAGGGTTTTACACTTATTCGTACATAAAAGTGTAGTATTCCCACACTTATTCGTACTTTAAAAAACAAAAAAGGAGGGTTTTACCCCTCCTTCTATCATACTATATAATTAAAAGTTATAATGAATTCCTAATGCTGCACTATCCATGAATTTACCATGTCTAGCCATGCTCATAGCCATAAGGCTAAGAACCACGTTATTTCCAACATTTTTAGAAGCAGTGATTCCCTTATGGTCTTCACCGTTCTTAAATTTACCATAGTTTAAGTGTAGATCAATAACAGATATGTATGGAACTTTAATTGCTACATCATAATATGTATTGTCAGAATTATCTTTATCAACATAATATCCAATAGAAATAGTATCAGCGTAACTTCCTTTTACGTAAAGTTCAGTCATCTTTTCTATTCCTGTGTCATAATTATATTGTAAAAATCCACCGCCAACGGTTAATTTATCTGTTAGCTGCTTATCGTAGCCGCCATATAAATCATACTCGTAATCAGTGTCAGTTCCAAAATCAACTGGGCTAACCCAGGTGCCAATATACCAACCTTTGTAATCAACTGCTACGTCGAAACTAGGTGCTACACTGTGATTATTTTGTGAGATTCCTCTGTAAAAATAATCTGATGATAAACCAATAGAACCCGAAAGTCCCACGGCTGGAGCAACTGCTCCCTCATCTGCTTGAGCTAATGAAGTTACTGTTAAACTTGCGATCGCTATGATCGTAAATATTAGTTTCTTCATTTTATGCCTCTGGCCTTACGAGAGTATAAACCCCCCATAATAGCGCTACCCATGCTAGTACTTTGGCTAAACCGCCAAAAAGTAGAACTGATCCTGCGACTGCAACTAAAACGATGCCATCGTGTGATGTTCTTTCTCCGACTCTTTCCATTATCCAATCTTTTGCTTTTATAAACATATGTTTATTCCTCTAAATTTTAAACTCAGCGTAAGAGTCTCGCGTCTCTCTATCACCAAATTTATTTATTGCTTTATCAGGTACAGTTTCAGATACAAGATCTGTCTGAGCTGACTCCTCCACATCATAAAGTTTCATTCGCGAACGATCTATTCCAATTACAAATCTCTTGTATTTGGTAGGATCGTTATAACGATTCTTCAGTTGTTTGACCAACATTTGCCCTAGATCTTCTAGCTCTTCTGTTGAGATAAGAGCGAACATAAGATCCGCTGTGGCCGGTAAGCCAAACGATTCCGAAGTGTCCTCCAATCCTACATCAGTATTACTATATCCAGATCTCGTCGTTTGTGTTGCACTCACGATGGGGACATTAAACTCAACTGCTAAACCTCTAAGTTCTTCCGCGATAGATTTAACATATGAGTAAGTATTTATACTTCCACCAAGTCCACGGACTCGAGAAGATGCACAAATATTTAAATAATCAACATAAATTATATTAGGTTGAAAATTCTTTTTCAGCTTTAGTTCATTTAATAATGCTCTAAAGTGACCGGTATGCGCAGCTCCGGTAGGGTATTCTTTTACTATAAGTTTCCCTATCGAAGCTTTTGCGATGTTCTTTATTTTATTATCGAAAACGTTTTTCGGTAATGTTTCTAATTGTTGTATAGGTAAATCCATTAGGTTAGCATCTATACGTTCTGCTATTCTTTCTTCTGCCATTTCCATTGTAATGTATAAAACATTCTTTCCTAACTCTAGGTTAGCTGCTGCCAAATGGCACATGAATAATGATTTACCTACGCCCGTACCTGCCATGACAATGTTCAGAGTCTTATTGGGTAAACCACCTTTTGTTATTTTATTAAAATAAGATAAATCGAATGGTATACGATTCTCGACTGTATTATAGAATTCGAATCGATCATCTGAGTTATCAATATAATCGTGTCCAATATTAGGATCGAAATTAACACCTAATGCATTTGATAATATTTCCGGTATAACTCCTTCGCTTTTATCTTTGGATTTCCCATCGATAATTTGAATTGATTCCATGATTGCAATATAAATTGCTCTTTGCCTACACCATTTTTCAGATTCATCAATTAAGTAATCAATATCTATTTCGGAAATTTCTTTGATCTCCTCGATTAATCTAGACCCTTGATTTAAAATATCTTCAGGTGCGCTGAGCTTTATTAGTTCTAGGTCTAATACCTTACCAGAAGGTATCTTGTTATGTTTAACTACAAAATCCACAATAAGGTCGAACACAATTTTATGTGCACCTTCAAAGTAATCTTTCTTAAGAAAAGGTATTACCCTACGGCAATACTCTTCATCATTAACTAGATGACTTAATATGTGTGTTGGTATTTGATTCGTTATGTCCAATTACGGCTCCATTGTCTAGTGATTCTTCGATTACGTTCTGTAATACTCCACCTATATAATTTCTGAAATGAATATCATTTATAAGATCTTCTTCTTCGAAACCTCCGGCTTCTTGAATATTATAAGTAAATCCTAAAGTTGCTATATCTAATTCAGGTGATTCTTTTATTTTAACTTCACCATATATGTATACAACACCTTTCCACTTACCTGTGAGAAGCTTTACTCCATAAAATTCTACATCATTAGATTCAACTAATTGATAATCCTCAGTAGTAATTATTTTAGTTTCTTTCACTTTATTCTTCCTCTATGTTTAGATCTACATCTAATAGAGGGACTTGTCCGATTTGGTAATGACCTTTGACAAACTCTTTGAAGTCTGTTTCCTCAAGAATCGGTTTCCAAAATTCTTTTGTGAGAGTGTCTTTTTCACGGACTTTAGGGTCGACGAGTTCTCCAGTATCACGATCAACTCGGCAATACCAGCCAACATTAGGCTTAGCAACATAGTTACCAGCAAGAGCAACATCCAGCAAACCGCTGTAGCGCTCAATACCACCATCCCAGCTAACTGCGATAGGTACTTTTGACTTTTCTCTAACAAATCTTGATTTTTCAACATTGATAACAAAATTATATCCTTTTATTTCTGTTCCGACTTTCTTTTGCTGACGACCAATAATCCATATGTTATCGGCTGAGTAGTAGATACCAGTACCTCCACTCACAATAGCTTTCGGGAACAGTCCCATCTCTTGATAGGTGTGATTAACAGCTAATAGAGGAATATCTTTCATAGTTAAATATGGTGTGACCATTCTAAATAATCCTTTTAGCGCCTTGGCTCTGGTCATATCTGCTACAGATTTTTCGTTAAGTGCATCGTCCAATTCCTTTTTCGAAGCTAAATTACCGATTGAATCTATTATGATTATAACCTTGTCCTTTCTTTCTAAAGCATCTAACTGATTAACTAGATCGAACTTGATTTGTTCTACATCTGTTATCGGTGTATGAAGTACGCGAGAAGTATCAATTCCAAATGATTCAAAATAAGCTTGGGGTGAACCAAACTCTGAATCATAAAATAATATTACTGCATCATCATGCTTTTTAAGATAATCACTTGCTATTAATAAAGCAAATGACGTTTTGAAATGTTTTGAAGGTCCTGCTAGGACCGTAAGTCCTGCAGATAAACCACCATCTAAGTCACCAGATAAAGCTGCGTTTATCATTGGAACTGATGTTGTAGTTGTTTCCAGATCTTTAAAGAAGATCGAATCTGCAAGAATAGAAGTTGTTTTAATTTTACTATTCTTTTTTAGTTTATCCATTACACTCATTAATACATACTCCCACGTCTTAAAGGCTTTAAAGCCATTGATTGTTCTTTTTTCTTCCACCGAGATTTACCCTCGGCTTTCTTTCTAATTCTTTTTTGACAAGGTTTCTCGAAGTATTCTCTTCGTCTAACTTCTTGTAAGATACCAGCACGTTCAACTTGCTTTTTGAATTTGCGAATTGCAACATCAAAGGGCATCGGTTTAGACGGTCTTTTATCTTTTGGGTGCCTCGGTCGAGGTCTTAAATCTACACTAGGCATTTATTTTTCTCCATAATAGGTATATTATACCACACTTTTGACTGTTTGTAAACCTTTATTTTCAACTAGGCCAAAATATTTGTGCAAGATTAGTAATTAAAAATACTAATCCAGCTGTATTTAATATAATTAAAGCCCGATCGTTCCAGAGCAAACTTACAAATAACCATAAGACAACTCCAATAAGTGATAAGACTAAATCCCATAATAATAATTCTGGTATACCTCTAACTGACATTGCTCCTAATACAAATACCGATGCTGGCCATTTAATATACCAGTCTAAGGTATACTTAGGTGTAGCGGATTTAAATATCCTTTTAGAATTCTTTAATTCTTTAGGATCAAATGAAGTCATATATTACTCCGGCCTCTTTAAACATTCTTTGAGTATTTAATACCGAGACCTTCCATCGATCTGGAACATCAGTAGCTTCCCACGAATTAGGTATTACCACTCTTTTGATACCTACCTGGATAATACCTTTAGCACACTCATTACATACGGGAAGTCCGTATACGTACATCGTGCTACCATCAAGTTGTGTTCCATTATATCCTGCATTGTATATACAGTTCATTTCTGCATGAACTACAAATTGATATTTAGTTTCTCTATTGTTTAATCTTTCCTCGTTTTCTTTTACCTTTCTAGGAAATCCATTATATCCTTGTGCTAATACTTGGCCTTTACTACCTATCGCGACCGCGCCTACGCCCGTGCTCGGGTCTTTTGACCACGTAGAGAAAAGCTTAGCTAAATCTAGATACCTTTCATCTTTATGTTCCATACATATCCTGCCATATTTGTTGATTTTTAATTCTTTGTTGCATTGGTTCTGTTCTTATAGCTTCTGTTTTGAGAGGAAGCTTCTCTCTATCTAATATTTCTTGTGGTACTATATCCTTAAATGTTTCTTTTAATACCTTCTTTTCACCATTGCGCATTTCATATGGAGTATCTAATCCATGTTTGATTACTGCTGGTGCTAAGAATGGTGCACGTAATTCTACTGTAGATCTCATCATAGTACGATCTAATTTTGGTAAATGATAATAAGGTAATTCACAGAATACATCACTATGTTGTGAATCATATTCTTTAGCCCTACGATAACCACCAAACAATTCATCTGCGCCATCGCCGGTTAATACATTTTTAAATCCTAAAAAGTCAAGCTTTTCTGCCATAGCTATTTGGGGTTTTACTGACCCTAGATCCACGGGAGATTGGTGTACCTTTACTGCATACTCATCGGTTACACTATCTAGTGTGACGTTTAAGCAATTCTTTTCAACTAGCTTAGCATAACTATGTTCATTGTTTTCTACGTGTATAGCGGTCACGCCTGTGTTAGGTGTAGCTTTAATAAGCTGATATATAATAGTTGAATCTAGTCCACCTGATAATAATATAGCTGCTTCTCTAAATCCAGTTAGACGATTAGTAACTGAGTTATTAAGATCATCATAGAGATTTGTTGTTTTAACTTTATCCCAATCCCAATATTGATGTTCTTCTCCATCAAAAAGATAGTGACCTGGTTTTAATTGTTTGATTTCATTCCAAGGGGTTCCACCGGTAGGATCATAACCCCATTTCATTACATTACTGTGGAAGGTTTTATTAGGTGTTATAGGACCAAATGATTTTAATACATCCGGTTCACTAGCAGCACAATCATAATCACTTCTATAATATACTGGTTTAATTCCTAAGAAATCTGTATAGATTATAGGCTTTGGACCACGATCTGATTCTGCAAAGGTTACGTAAGACCAAAAACCGTCAAACTTGTGCCAATCAAAACCAGGATAGTCATTATGATATTCATTATGTAACATTATCGCATCACTAGCATAATTACCAAAATCTTTATAGTTAAATATTTCTCCAACAAACATTGATGGAGGTTCATTCTCATTCCGAAAATGCATTTCGTGCACGATGGGCTGAATAGCTACATCTGGATCAGGATCTATCATGGGTAAAGCAATATGAGATAAGTCATATCCATTATAATTT